ATGCCTAATAAATCAAGGGCTAATGTAGCTTATTCGGCTATTTTTAATGAATTTAATACGATTTGGGGAAAAAAATGATAGTGAGTGGACAAACCAGTATGAAAAAAGAATTTCAAATAGCACCCGCAGGGTCGCATTTAGCCCGTTTATACCGAATTATTGGTCTTGGTACGCAAAAGACCGAATGGCAGGGCAAAGTCAATATGCTTCCTAAAGTGAAGTTTTTTTGGGAACTGCATGGGGATGACCTCAAAATTGAGGATAAACCCCTAATCCAAACCCGCAATTACACATTATCGCTAGGCGAAAAGGCTTCGTTACGGAAGGACTTGGAGTCGTGGCGAGGGAAGTCATTTACCGATGACGAATTGCGGGGTTTTGATATTTCTAAGTTATTAGATAAATGGTGCATGGTTACTATCCAACATCGAGTCGCTAATAACGGCAATACCTACGCTGATTGTGTAGCAGTAACGCCTGTACCTTCAGTTGTAGTTAAGGCAGGTTTTCCCCAAGGCGTTAATCCTTGTGTCTTATTTGACATTAACAAATTTGACCAGTTTATCTTTGATAGTTTAAGTCAGGGTTTAAAAGACCAAATTATGTTATCGGCTGAATATAGAAACACTAGCTCAGTTGATGCCGCGAATAAGAAAGTCCAAGACCTAACCGATATAGAAAGCGATATACCTTTTTGATGAGTCATCCAGCCCAAATGCTCTTTGTGCAGTCAGTAAAGCACCATTTTCCTGAATACTTTAAGGATAGTAAGGTTTTGGAAATTGGTTCTTTGAATATTAACGGCTCAGTTAGGCAGTTCTTTGAAAACTGTGAGTATTTGGGCGTGGATTTAGGATTAGGTAAGGATGTAGACCTTGTATCTAAAGGTCACGAATTATCTTTTCCTGATAAGTCTTTTAAAACGGTGATTTCCTGTGAGTGTTTAGAACACGACAAAGACTGGCAAAAGACTTTTCAAAAGATGTATGACTTGTCTAGCGGTTTAGTCGTAATGACTTGCGCCACCATTGGTAGGCCTGAACATGGCACTTCACGCACTAATGCGGATGCTGCGCCATTTACGAATGATTACTACCAAAACCTTGCTATTAGTGACTTTACGGATGTATTTAATTTTCACGATATGTTTAAAGATTTTTGTTTTGCAGTCAATTCGGTCAGTCAAGACCTTTACTTTTGGGGGAAAACTTACTAAGGAGCTACTATGAATCATCAAATTAAAGACTTTATCAACCAAAAATATACGGTCAAAACTTTTGTAGAACGAGGCTACGATGAAGAAGTGCCTATCATTGGCTTTGCTCAAGACGATTTAGAAACAGTCATTAAAACGGTGGTTCAAACCTGTGCAGATAAAGTTTCTAATCCAATTGAAAGAAATGATATTCTAGCGTTGTTGTAACTTAAATAGGGGGATGTATGTTAGTGAAGGAAAAAGTAGAAGTATCAGGCCATTGGTACACAGCCAAGGGCGAGCCTGCCTATCAAATTGAGGGGGCTAATGGCAAAGTCAGAAACACGACTTTACGAGATGCTAAGAAATTAGGTCTTTATCCGTCTGTTACCACCATTACTGGGGTTGCCGCGAAAGCAGGACTAGATGCGTGGAAGCAACAGCAGGCGGTCTTATCTGCTCTGACTCTCCCAAGACAAGATGGGGAAGCAGAAGAAGATTGGATATTACGAGTTTTAACCGATGCTAAAGAAACCGCTAAAAAGGCGGCAGAACGAGGCAATCAAATTCACGCCATTATTGAATCGTATTTTGACAATGTATATTTGCCTGAAAAGCCTTTTTATATTGATGAGATTACTAAAGTCCTAAAAGATACCTTTAGAACCGATACATGGGTGTCTGAGCGGTCTTTTTGTAACGAGGAAATGGGTTATGGTGGGCGAGTTGATTTAAACGCTCCAAAGGGCTTAAATTTTGATGGAGTCGTTGTAGATTTTAAATCGACTGAGAAAGACTTAGATAAGGTCGAACCATTCCATGAACATGAGATGCAACTAGCAGCTTATCGCTTTGGTTTAGGGATGCCCAAAGCTCGTTGTGCTATCGTTTTTGTTAATGCCCTGACCAATAAGGTTAAACTATGTGAAATACCCCCCTCAGATTTAACTGCGGGATGGGTATGCTTTGCTCATTTGCTGGGGTTTTATAGGGCTAAATCGGGTTTATAATGGCTACGGGGTGGTGGCTTGGCGTTCCCCTACGCCTTCCCTCACGAGGCTGTCACCCCACCTTTTAGGGCGGTTAAGCAAGCACTAGAGGATGCTTAGGAATAAAGGGTTTTCTTGCTTTCCCCACCAATAAGCCAAATCTACGCCCTCTTTTTACTGTATATCCATACATTAGGGAAAGTCCCTATTAATATTTCTTAATAATTGCTTGAAACTGTGATTGTTGTTTAACTAAGGGGGATTTATGAAACAAATATTAATTGGATTAGTAATAGGATTATTAGCGTTTGGCATACCTGCCATTGTCTATATTCTTAGAACGGGGGGTTTATGAGATACGATGAAAACGATTTAAAAAAGTTTGCATTGATTAAAAGACTATCGGATGCCAACAAAGTAGTTCGCGAAGTTCAAGATATGTTTGATTACGACAAAGACTTTCTTAAAAACAATATTGAGGCCGACCAAGGCATTGTTGGTTTAATTATGGATATTGAAGATATGGATTCTAGTCGTTTTAAGGACTTATGATGAGTAATCGTTCATTTGGCAAAGTAGGAAAAACCTACACAAACACATCAGAAGCCTTTAAAGACGCTGATTATGCTCAAGGTATATGGAAGTGCGAAACCGATTTTGAACGCTCTATGGGCGTTTTTAGAGGGTTTGGGTTGTTCTTTCTTGTGCTGCTAGGATTTATGGCGTTTGCTTGGGTTGTTTATCCGCATTTACCATAATTAAAGCGTTCTTTTTAACTTCCTCAACTCGGTTTAACCAGCCTTTACCGAATGTGGGGAAGTTTTTTAATCCTTGATAAAAGATGCGTTTTTCGTTGGAAAACTTTTCCAAAATAAGCTCAACTGGTAAAGCGTTAATTCTTTCCATTGTTCTAGGCCCAATAACTCCGTCAGGGTGGCATCCCACCGCCTGTTGAAGTATCTTAACTGCTCTGCCTGTTCCCATATTGACTGCACAATCGAATACGGCATAATTTAACCCTTCTTGTAATACATCACAATACGCAGGATTCCAGTATTTCATTTTATAAAGCGGGGTAATTTTTTCAATCGTCAACGACTTCATGTCCGCTTCTGATACTGGATGCCCAACCCAATCTTCCCAAGTCTTTTGCGTAACCCCAAAATTAGTAGCACCCCCGCCATCTTCCTTGTGGTTGCTAAAACCCCCTTCTGACTTTAAAACTAATTCCAAAGACTTTAAAAAGGTCATTTTTTAAGGTTAGCCATAATACGAGTACCAAATAAGAAACCAAAGGCAATGTTAGCAGCCTCAATACCAATCCTTTGAATCTCAGGGGCTACTGGTAGAAATAGTGTGCCGATGCCTACTACGATGACAAACAGCGCCCCTAAATAGCGACTAGAAGCTCTTAAATCCACGACCCATTGGGATGGTTGACCATAAGGGTTATCTAAGCTGGCAATCGCTTGTAACTTGGCTATCTCGTTTTGGTCAAGTTTAATTTGGTCATCAATGTTTAGGGGCTTTACTCCACCCGTAAACATTCCAATTAAGGACTTAATCCCGTCTATTCCTACGGGGACTAAAGCCCCAATCAGCGTTTCTAAAATCATTTGATATTAATATGGCCTGAACCTGCTAACCACATTAGTAAAGAAACTACAATAATTCCTACCATCCAAAAGAACTTTTTAACGACATTTTCGCCTACCGAAGTGTAAAGATTTTTAACGACACGCTCTGTCACTTTTTCGACTAAATCTTCGAGTTCTTGTTCGGTAAGCTGTGCCATCATTATGCTTTCTTCTTAATGGGTTTTTTAACCGTTTTTTTAGCAACAGTTTTTACAGTTTTAACTGGCACAAAACCAAATTTGTCTAATATCCAAGTAAAAGTAAAGTTCATATTATTCCTTTGTTGGTGCAGGTGGTTTTGGTTGATTAGTAGTTAAAACTGTGCCATCCCAAGTAAAACCAATTTGACCAACTCCCATTTGTTCTTGCAAAATGTAATCTGTTTGGTCTGCGTTTAATATCCATACAATTGCAGGTGTAGTTGATTGAACCAATTGAATAGAATTAATTGGTGGTTGCCATGTGTTAGGATTGCCATCCCATAAACAAACATTTTCTACAACATTGTTATTAATTATTAAATAAGGTTGAGTTGTCATATTGATTACCATTCAAAAATTACAATACCAGCCGCACCTGAAGCTCCCGAACTACTATCTCCAGCACCACCACCGCCTGAACCGTATCCAACTCCAGCAGTAGGTAATACTCCTGAAGTATATCCACCTGTTCCGCCACCACCAAAAGATGTACTACCACCAAAAGATGACATACTGGTTGGGCCATCTCCGCCTCTTTGACCATTAATATTAATAGTTCCATTTGTGGCTGTACCGCCAGCACCACCTAAAGTCCATCCTGTTTGATTAGATGTTCCTGTTGTTCCAGCACCGCCTGTAACAGTAGTAATGCTTTGAGTTCCTGATTGAATACTAGAATTTCCAACAGCAGCGCCAACAGTTACACTAATAGTATTTCCTGAAGTTAATGAAGTTAAATAAGAAATAGCAGTTCCACCAGCGCCACCGCCACCGCCTCGTTGACCACCACCCGCATTACCACCATTACCCCCGCCACCAATAACAGTTACTTTAACCGCAGTAATGCCAGTAGGAATAGTAAATGTTCCTGAAGATGTAAATGATTGCCCTTTTGCACCAACAATTGATGGAGCAGTAGAAGCCCAAGTAGTACCGTTAGAAGTTAATACATTGCCTGAAGTACTAGGGGCTACTGTAGTAACTGCGCTTGTACCATTACCTAAAACAACTGCATTGGCAGTTAAAGTTGCAGCACCAATACCACCTTGGGCTACAGTTAAAGGCGTTGTTAAACCAGTTAAAGATGTAATGTCTGAATTTGCGCCTGATTTAGCGGCTGTTAAGTTACCTCTAGCCGTAGTTGCATTAGCAACATCAGAAAGGTTATTAGCTTTTAAAAGTGCTAAAGCATCAGCAGTATCTACATAAGCCTTAGTAGCACCATCTTGTGCAGAAGATGGGTCTGCAAGGTTAGTAATTCGGTTGTTGTTTACATTAAAGTTACCAGTAACAGGGGTTTGACCATCTGCGGCTAATGAGCCTGTTAAAGCAGTAGCAATATCATTTAGGGTTGTATTAGCCCAAGATGAACTAATCGTAGTTCCTGTAACTACTGGATTACCAGCAGGAAGGTTGTAAGTGCCTGAACCATTGCGGGACATGATTATTTTCCTTTTCTCAATACTTTTGCTAAGTTTTCAGGCGAATAATTTAAAGATTCTTTAATTTTCTTTTTTAAAGCCTGTTCTTGTGCTTTTTCAAAACTATATTGTGCAATTTTACCAATTACAGGGGTTTTTCCAATAGGAGATTTTGATACCCTATCTAATGCTTGAACTAAGGCAGATGATGTATTGGAATAATTGGCAGCACCTTTTAATGGCGCATTAACCAATAAAGTGGTTTCCATTAAATCTCGAATTTCTTGTGCGCCTTTTTTGCCAAATAAATAGTCTAATTTGCCATCTTGGTCTAATTCACGAACCGCAGATTTAAGTTTAGCGGGGGAAACTAAAGGATTTCCAAAAGAATCAATATCAACTGATTTGGTTGCAATATCTTTTAAATGCTCAATAGTTTGCCCTTGTAATTCACGCCATGCTTGTTGACCTTTTGGCCCACCTTTTTTAAGGGCAATTCCAAGATTTCTAACATCGTCTAAAGAACCATCTAAAACGCTATGTTTAAATACATCTTCAAAAGCCACGGCACGGTCAGTTGTACCTGCTTTAGTTCTTAATAATTTGTCAATAGCACCAATGTTTTCAAATTGTTTGGCATATTCTTGGCGTAATTTTCTAGCCTGTTGATACAATTCCCCACCTTGGTTTTCAGTAATTGCGTTAATAATATTACGCATTTCTTTGCCATAAGTAGCCGATGGAGTATTGGGTTCAAAATTCTTATTAATAACTTGATATATATCTTCCAATGCATTAATAGAAATTTTGCCTGTGTTTTTAACATCGTTTTTGCTTAATTGTTCGTTTACTACATCTAAAATTGGGGCTATTTTTGCACGAGTTGTAGGGGTTTGTTCTTCAATAAAAGTGCGTAATTGAGCATAAGGAACGGGTTGTTCTGTTTCGCCTTTTTCCCTAGCAAGGGTATAGGCTTCATTTACTTTGGCTTTTGCTTTATTAGCACTTTCAACCAAAGCCTTATCTACAATTTGACCCGTTGCTCTTAAACCATAGGCTTCTTTGCCTGTGGCATCAACAAAAGCGTCAAAGTTTTGCAAAATAGCATCATTGCGCTTGGCTTGAGCTTCAATTAATGGTTTGCCTAATTCGGGGTAATTTTTAGGCGTTTCAATTTCAAATTGTTGTTGTCCTAATTCTCTTGTTGCTTGACCTTTACTTAATGGAACAGGAACTCGTAATTGTTGCGCCATTTGAGTTCTTCCAATTGCTTCAGGCACTTCTGCTGCACCAACCCCTGCCATAGTTGATTCTGCTTTACGCAAAACATTAGGCATAGTAGCGGCTTGTTTAACTTGGGGTGGAACGCCTTGAGCCATACGAGCATACGATGGAATCATACCTACCGATGGAATTACAGGCGGGATTTTACTTGCTTCTAATGCACTACCAATGCCTTGTAAAACTTCGCCAGTTACAGGGCTAGTAGGTTGATAAGTCATGGCTTGAGATAACTGTTGCCCTGCTGCACGACCTTCTGCGGAAGCGGCTTGACCTGTTTGTGGGCTTGTAAGGGCTTTATAAACAGCGTATCCAGCACCTACGGGTTGAGCAATCATAGAACTACCAATAGTGGCAGGAACTTCGTAAATGGCTTTCATTTTTTCCATCATAGAACGCTGTGGTTCTACAACAGGGGTAGATGGTGTAGCCGATACTACTGTAGGAACATCGGTATTAATAACTTTGTTAGTTATCCCTAAATACGCATCAGGGTCAAACGCACTTGATTGGGCAAGATATTTGTCGGGGTCAAACGCCATTATTGAACCCCAAGTTTTTTCTTAATAGCAACAGCTCTTGGGTCATTTGGATTTGAATTAGCCCAATCTAAGGCTTGTTGGTCTTGAGAAGTTCCAACAGATTTAATTTGTTTAGCACCGCTAGGCCCTGCTTGAATTTCAAGGGCTTTAATAGCTAAATCTCTTGCTTCTTGTTTTTGTTTTAATACAGATTGAGAATCACCAACTTGAGGAAAGTATTTTTGTGCTTCATTATAAAATTCAGAAGGAGAAATAGCAGCACCCGATTCTTTACGCAATACAGCCGTTATAAAGTTGCGTCTTGCAGCGTCTACTTCTTGTTGTTTTTCATTTGGCCCACCCAAAACACTAGGCAATACATTCATAGCAGAATGAGTGGCTTGTTCTAATTTTTCACCAACAAAAGGAGTTAAACCTAAAGTTCCACCAACCGCAGAACGGATAATTCCTGTATTAGTTACGCCTTTTGATTCTAAATTTTTAAGAATGGCATCTGATTGTTTTGCTCTCATGCCAAAAGCAGTAGCATTACCTTGAACCTCAGTTAATGGTTTTCCACCAGCAACAGGTTGTCCACCTGCCATAATAGGTTGTGCTTGACCTGTTCTAGTATTAACTAACATTGGGCCATTTTCTGTTTCTAATACTTGTCCAGCAGGGCCTTCTCTGCCTTTTTGAACCATTTCACGCCTACCGTCAGGATAAATTAACATTGTTCCTAATGTACCCATATCAACCGATGTAGGAGCATGGTATTTTTGTGCGCCTTCTGCAATGGTACTAAATCCACCACCAGCTAAATTACGCTGAATTACTTTTTCACCTTCTTTTGTGGTAATTGGTTCAAGCATTTTATAACCAGCCGCTTGTAATGGTGCAGGAGCATAACGACTAGTTGCTGCTGTAAATGCTTTTGCGTAATCAGGTTGATTTTGTGTCATTAATGGTGCATTAGTTGGGGTTGGCCCTGCTAATTCGGTTTGTGCTGGGTTTAAAGCAGCCATGTAATTTTGTACGGCTTGGGCTTCTTTACCACGCAATTGTTCGGCTAGTTTTAAAGATTCTTCATCGCCTTTTTTGCCAAGATAAGCACCTGTTAGCATTTGAGCAACAGGCACTAAGTTTTGCGCCCATGAGTTAGGAACATAACGACCACTTACCATTTGACCTGCGAGTTGTCCTTGCGAACCTTGCGCCATTAACAACTCAGCCATCTTTTGTTGGCGGTTTAATTGCTGTTGTTGGTATTGTTCTTCAGTTAAAGTTCCAGCCATAATTAACTCCCAATAAACCCACCTGATTCGCCCCATGAAACATCAGGATTAATTGATGTAGGAACTGTACCCATACCACCATAACCATAAACATTAGATGGGCCATTTTGTAACATTGCTTTAGCAGCACCCAAATAAGGGTTGCCACCACGCAACATTTGAGCTAAAGCCATAGGGTTCATTCCACCACCGCCACTAGGTTTTTGACCCGTTTGTTGAACTTGCTGATTTTGTTGAGCAAGAGCTTGGTCGTGCATTAATTGTTGAGCAGCAATGTTTTGATAAACGGGTTGTAATCCGCTTACATCTTGTTGTTGTTGGGGCATTAAAATATAAGGGTTCATAGTATTAATCCATAGTTAACGACTTTATAACCATCATCTAAAGTAGTAACGGCATACGGGAATACTTGTTCTACCTCTTGCGCCATTACACCAACATGAACACCATGACCTGCTTGTGGGTGGTTTTTAATTTCGTCTTTGTATTCAAACGAATACACAGTCAAGCCGTTAGGTAAAGTGCCAATCGGTTGAATGTTTTGTTTTAAACGAATGTCTGAAATTAAATAACCAGCACCTAAAGTACCACCTAATCCCATTAATCCTGCATTTAAACTACCTTGAGCCGCTTGTTGAGCATTAAAGTTACCCATTTGAGCGTTATAACCCATTTGAGTTGCACCTAAAATATCAGGCCCAGCCGTGGTTGCTTGTTGAGCAGAATTAACAAATGATGGCCCTGTAACTTGAGAACCTGTACGCAACGCATTAAGCGTGTTAATCGGTTCGTTACGACCATAAGCCAATTCTTGAAAGCCTTGTTGTCTTGCTTGTTGTCCAACTCCAAATCCTTGAGTTGTAGCGGCAGCCAATAAGTCGTTTTCACGCTGAGATTGAGATAATTGCGCTCTATTCCAAGCCTCTGAACCTAGAGGAATACCTTGATTGGCTAATTGTTGATTTAATTGTTCACGCCCTTGCTGAATCTGAGGGGCAAGTCGTTGCATATAAGCGTCTTGATAAGACTGACTTGGATTCATTCCCGTAGATACCAAACCGCTAGTATCAAACGGCTTACTAATCATTTCGCCTACATAACCTACACCTTGTTGTGCCAATTGACCTGTTTGGGTACTTAATTGGTTTTGAATATCTAATAGATTTTGTTGGGCTGGGGCTAAATTTTGAGTGGCAGTCCAAGTCGGATTTCCATAGGGGTCTGCACCTGTAATGGCGTAATTTAGGTTTCCATAAGGGGTAACTTGATTAACACGATTAGCGGCAGTTGCTTGACGAGCAGCTTCTAAATTACCTTGTGCGGTTTGTTGTGCTGCTCCAGTATAATCGGGTGCTGCTGGCGCACTTGGCGCACCACCTAATCCTAAAAATCCACCACCACCCATGTCATTCTCCTTTGTTGAGAGGGCATCGGATGTTAAGAAACCGACAATCCTCTTTACGCATAGCCATAATCACCAAATCGCCATCCATATGAGCGTCAGGTATTTCAGCTACCACTTTAAAGCCTAAATGTCGGTTTAACTTTAGGGCTTCTGTGTTATCAGCACAAATTTGTCCTAGTATAACCTTAACGCCTAGTTTTTTAAAGGGGTAATCAAATACCGCCCACAAAAAATCCCTGCTTGCCCAATGCTCTCCAACGCTACCAATGTGCATTTCACAAGCATTTGGCATGAAATTCGTATAACCCGCTACTGCAACTAAATTGCCGTCTTTAATCTGTCCAATACATTGGGTGGTTTCAGGTAAAGGAAAGTTAAGTATCCTAACCAACCATTCCCCCAAATACTTTTGGTTTTCGGTAATAACCGTTCTCACAATACCCCGCCACGCTCCATTACAAAATCGCTACTTGCCCAATGTAAATCAATATTTTGCGATGCAACATTTAAGTTAATACCGCCTGAATAACCAATTCCGCTAACGCCTTGCCAAACTTTAGTAATGTTATTTCCACCGCCCCAAATGTTTGAATCCCAAACTGCGGTATCCCATGTAGAACCTAAAGTATTAGCCGAATTAAAAGTAACCGACCCTAATTGGTTTTGGGTGTCAAAATCTACATTTAAACCGCATAATATAGAAGGAGTGCCACCGCTAGTTTGAAGAATAGGGCGAACCATAGTAAAGCGTTTTAACTGCCCACGACTATCAAAATAGGAATAAGCCTGTTGTGCCGTAGCCGTAATGTTGGTATTAGCGTCAGCATTAGTATCGTAAAAGTTACCAACAAAGCCTGTAGAACCAAAGTACATTCCCGCTTTTCCGCTAACCTCAAAACAATACGCATTAATGCCTGTAAATTTAGCCCATGACTTTGTAATGGTGTGCATGACATATTGCTGTTTACCTGCATCCGTAGGCACATTTAAAATCAGCATATTTTCACTAGCAAAATAGTTAATTTGCCATCCAAAATTATCGTAATAATTGGTGGCGGCTTGACTTACCGCATAGAAAATCTTGTCTGTTAGGTTAATTCTTGGGTCTAATCTACTAGATTGTAGGGCAGAAGCTAGTGGTACTAAACCATCTTGGGTTAGTAGTAAAAGGTCACCTGACCATTTAAAAAAACATCTACGATTAAAGGTTTGACCTAATTGCCATACCCCTTTTAATGCCCAATCGGCAGAAGACGAAGGGTTTGAGCCGTTATAAACTAAGACTTCACCCATATTAGTAACAAAGACTGCGTAATCGTCAGCACCTTGACCAGCATCAAGAGTCCAAGTACCCATTGCTTGTAAATAACCGCCATTTCGGGCAATTGAACCAAAATCAAAAGAAGTGGCTGCTCCTGAAATAGCATTAGTATCTAAATACCACATTTTTAGGGTATTTTTTTCGGTGAAATACAGTCTGCTTTTAAAAAGGTTTACTTGAATAAAGACATTGGAATTAACCCCTGTAATGCCTACTACTGTATAGGCAGGCGTTCCAGCAGCAGAACCGCTTGGTGTTCCTGTCATCGTATAAG